CCCACCACGTGTCCGTGGCCGAGTTGATCGCACCAACCGTGCCACTACCATCAGTCGTAACAATGTTGGCAAGACCGTTCCAGTCCTTGACCCCGTTGAGATGCAACTGCGGGATCACGAGGCGTTTATTGAGCAGCAGCGCGCTGCGCAGTTGCAGTACGAGATTCAAACCGAACTGGCTGGCCTTGCCGAGCAGTACGGGGAGTTCGATTTCAACAGCGTTCTTGAGTTTGCTGTTGAGCGCGAGATTCCCGACTTGGAGGCAGCGCTTCTTCTGTATAACAAGCAGGCGGAGCGTGAACGGTCCCGCCAGGAAGCGAATCAGAAGGCGTTGGCCGCTAAGCGTGGGGCGCCTCCTGTTGCTGGTGGAAGTCGTGCCCAGGGCACGGTGGACGAGTCGGTTGAGATCAAGTCTGTGATGGATGCGTGGCGCGCTGCGAAGCAGGAACTTGGCTACGACTGACGATCTTTCGTCCTTTCCCTTCACGGAGTAATTTCACATGGCGCCTACGTCGCAGACCCTCAACTTTGATGCGCTGGTTTCGACCACGCTCAAGAACTACACCCCTCGCATTGAGGACAACATTTTCAGCAACATCACCTTGCTGTACTGGCTCAAGGAAGCGGGCCACATTGAGAAGGTGAGCGGTGGAGAGCAGATCGTGGAGCCGCTGCTCTACGGCAAGAACGCGACCACTGGTTCGTACGCTGGGTACGACAACATCCCGACCACGCCGACCGATGGCATCACTGCCGCGATCTACGACTGGAAGCAGTTCGCTGTGTCCATCGCGATCAGCGGTCTTGAGGAAGCCAAGAACAACGGTGAGGCTGCGGTGATTTCGCTGTTGAAGGCGAAGATCGACCAGGCCGAGATGTCTGCCCAGGACGCGATGAACAAGATGTTCTACCTGGACGGTTCGGGCAACGGCGGCAAGGACTGGAACGGTCTTGCCAACATTGTTACGACTGATGGTAGTGGCACGGTTGGTGCGATCAACTCGGCCACGGACACGTGGTGGGCGAACCAGTACGCGACGGCTTCGACTGCCGCCGCTGGCCTGAGCCTGGGTACGGCCAAGCCGCTGGCGATCAAGGACATCAGCACCCTGTACAACAACTGCTCCAAGGGCACGATCCGCCCCGAGTTCCTGCTTGGTTCGCAGGGCGTGTGGGAGCAGTACGAGCAGGTCCTTCAGCCGCAGTTGCGGTTCCAGTCCACCAAGGTTGCTGACGCTGGGTTCGAGAACCTGCTGTACAAGTCGGCTCCCGTCATGTGGGACCAGGAGTTGAAGGGCACTGGCAAGTTGTACTTCCTCAACTCGAAGTTCCTGAAGTTGAAGGTTCACTCGGATGTGTGGTTCAAGGCCACTCCGTTCGAGAAGCCCCACGGTCAGGACGCTCGGTTCTCGCAGATTCTTTCCTACGGGAACCTTGTCACCAACAACCGTCGATTCCAGGGTGTGCTTTCGGGCATCACCAAGGCCGAGAACAACTCGTCCACGCTGGCCTAGTCACGTTGGCACACAGGGGAGGGACTTCGGTCCCTCCCCGCCAACCTTCATCTCTCGGGAGAACATCAACATGGCAATTTCCGACATCAGCAAGTCGCTGGTTCACATCGAAGAGCGATTCATCCAGCGCGGCCAGATCACGACCAAGGTCCACGGTGCAATTCCCGCTACGACCTCTGGCTCGTCCAACACGTTCACCGTGACCGCCACGGGCGTCAAGCAGGGTGACACGGTCTTCGTGCAGCCCGCGTTTCTGGACGACCCTGGCACGACGACCGCGTCGGCTGCGAACCTCGTGGCAAACCTCTACATCAAGAACGCGTACGTCACTGCGGCGGACACGGTCACGGTGGAGTTCCTTGCCAGTGGCGCCAACGTCGCTGCGGTGAGCGCTGGTACTGCCGTCGCTCCGCAGAAGGTGTGGACCGTTACCACCTTTGCTCGCGGCTGGTAATCGTGGCTGACGCAACCAAGTCGCCCGTGGGTATGGGCGCTGGTGCCATTTCCGCTTACACGCGCGAGGGAGCGGTCATTCACGACCGTTCCCTCGTGGCGGGTGGTGCGTCTCTCGTCGCTGGCGGCGGCGAGTGGGTTGACCCGTCGTGGTGCGGGGCAACCAAGAAGGACGGTTCGCTGTGCGAAGCGTCTCCCGTCAATGGGAAGGCGTATTGCATTGGTCACCTGCGAGGGGCCAAGGAAGGGACGTAACGAATGGCAGTCATGGACGCGGTTGCCATTCGGACGTTTGTTCGCAGTCATCTGGATGTGGAGGCGGATGAACTATCCGACTCCCTTCTGGATGTGTTTATGCGTGATGGCTTTTCGCGCATCATCGCCTACTTTGATGAAGCCCCGACGTGGCTTCAGGTTGAGTATTCGTTTACAACAACCATCGGACAGCAGGCGTACGACCTAGACGCGACTCCTGGGTTGATCACCCCGACACCGTTGCAGGTAGTCGATGAGGTTCGATCCCCGTATTTTTCGTTGACGCCCCGACAGCACCGTCAGGTGCGAGCCGAGTATCGCGCTAACGCTCCGTTGCAGGCCCGTCCGCAAGAGTTTTCTATTTGGGGTCGCACGTTGTATCTCTGGCCGAAGCCCGCTCAGGTGGACACGTACACGGTGTTGGGTGTGCGGCGCCCCAATTGGGATTGGGTTGGTGCGGCTGGTGCGACGGGGATTCCTGATCTGCCTGAGGATTTCCACATGCTGTTGGCGATGTGGACGTTGGCTCGCGGGTATGCGCAGCAGGACGATGTGATGATGGCTGGGTTCTATCGGGACGAGTTTGCGTCCGAGTTGCGAAACACTGCAAAACGGTGGACCGCAAACGATACGGCACTGCCAATGATTATGAACGGTGGTCGTCGGGTGGAGCCGTACCGTACGCAAAAGAACCTTGGCCCGTTGATCTACACTTGGGAATAACGCATGCCTGCGAATTACATGCGTCAGCAACGGTACATGCCGCGCATTTCGGTTGTTCCGACCGACGATTTTCAGGGCGGGTTGAACCTCAACGCTGATCCGTTCCAGTTGCGAGACAACGAATCTCCTGATGTGTGGAACGTGGATTTCGATCCGTTGGGCGGATTCAAGCAGCGCGATGGTTTGTCGCGCATTGGGGCGTCAAGTGCGGATTGGGCGCCTCCGTTCAACTATCCTGGGTTGACCAGCGATCCAAAGTCGCTGTGGACCTATTTTGATGCGAACCACGCACAGTTGCTTGTGCAACAGGGCAATCGCATTTTCTGGACCAACAACCCAAGCCTGGGTTCCATTTGGTTCGATGTTGGGGCATCGACCGCACCGTGGACTTCGACCACTAGCGGAAAGATGCGTGCAGCGACGTTTCGTGATCCCGTCAACTTTGCTCAGAACGCTTGCTACATCCAGCGCAACGCCGAGAATGCTCCTGTCAAGTGGACTGGTTCTGGAACGGGCGCGTTGTTGACCGATCCCGCGACTTCCACGCCAGCGTGGAACGAGGATTACGCAGCGCCCGCAAAGGGCAAGATGCCGTTGGCAAGGTTCATTTCTGCTCATCGTGATTATGTGATGGTTGCGTCCACAAAGGAGTACGAGGCGTCGTCGTCGGGGATGGTTGCGCATACTTCACGGGTGCGTTGGTCGCACCCTGGGCAACCTGAGGATTGGCGAAAGAACGACTGGATTGACTTTGAGCCTGGGGCCAATGACGAGATCACGGGGATCGCGTCGTGGGGGGATCGGCTTCTGATCTTCAAGAACAACTCGGTGTTCGAGTTGTTGGGGTACGACGCCGACTCGTTTGAAGTTGTGAACTTGTCGCGAACCATCGGCGCGTTGTCGCAGGATGCGATTGCGGTATGCGAACAGGGTGTCTATTTCTTTTCGTGGCCCGAAGGTTTGCATTTCTTTGATGGCAAGCAGATTCACAATCTGTTTTACAACTTGCGTCCGATCATGGTGGACGGAACGGTGCAGCGGTCGATGCGCAATTCGATCACGGTGCAGTGGGCCAAGCAACGGGTGTGGGTGTCAATGCCGACTGATTCGGAACAGGAAAATGTAAATACGGTTACGTACGTGTTTGATCCGATGCTGAACGGTGGTCGCGGGGCATGGACTCGTTACAGGTTTGGTGATCCAGGCGTCGGCTTGGGGGTTGGCGTTGAGTATCAAGCGCCAGGTGGTGATGTGAAATGGATTGCCGCATTCCCGTACAAGGCGTTTGGTGACGAGTACAGCCTTGTGGAACTTCATTCCACGCAGTGGGGCGTGCAGGTGTCGTGGGATTATTTGGACCCGCGTCTTACCGTCACCAATGCGGGCGGCGGAGCATTTCCCATTGTTGCCAGTTATCAGACGCCGTGGGTTGATCTTGGAAACCCCGCGCTGACAAAGGCGTGGCGACGACCCGTGTTCGTGTGTCGCGCTGACGAACCGTTCACGCTGGAGTGCCAGGGGTTTCGCGATTACGACGATGCGTTGCCTGCGGGTAGTGCGTTCCAGATTGCCGTGGCGCCCACTGCTGCGGGTGGCGAGTGGGACGCGTCACTGTGGGATGGCGGCGATGCGTGGGTTGCAAACGGTAATCGTCGGGAAACCATCGTGAAGGGCGCACGCTTGGGGCGTGCGGTGTCGGTGTGCGTGAAGATTGAAGGTCCGAAGACGTTGGCGGATCAGGCGCCGTGGGCGGTTGATTCGATTACTTGGAAATACATACCGAAGAGGATTAGGTCCTGATGGCTGCTGCTCCGTCCATTACTACTTTTGTTGCTGGTGATCCGATTGAATCGGCTCCCGTCAACGCGAACTTCTCGAACTTGGCGTCGTGGTTGACCACGAATGCCGTGACCGCCGATGGCACGGTTCCGTTTACGGTTCCTCCGCAGTGTTCGGCAACTCCGTCGATTGACGATCATCTGACGCGTAAGGCGTATGTGGATGTTTTGTCGAAGTCTCGTACTGGTTACGAGACGTTCTTGGCGACTCCCGCGAATGTGACGTTCAGTAGTGGTGGTGGGGTCACGACTCTCGCAACCGTGGCCTCGGATAACGCGGTGCCGATCAACACGACGAACACTGGTCTTGTGCTGGTCGCTACCGCATCGTGCGAAATCGTAGGGGCGAACGGGAACGCATCGTTCCTGGGGACGCTGGAAGTGTCGTTCGATAATGGAACGACTTGGGAGACTGCTCGTCGCGTGAATGCGACGGCGGTTGCGGTCGGTTCGGACCCTGGCGGGTACGGGTCGTTGTGTGTGCAGACGTTCGCGAAGAAGGCAACGTACTCAACGGCGTCGGTCGTGAAGGCAAGGTTCTTGGCGGTGCAGCGGTCTACGAACACAAACTTGTATTCGGCGCAGAACATTCAGTTGGCGTTGGAGGTGCGGCGCGAGGTGCCTCTTGCCTGAGTGGGTGAAGGTTCGGGCTGATTTCAGGCCGATGCCGCAGGGCTATGCCTTGTTGGACAAACAGAATCTTGTTGATGCGGCGGCTGCACCGTCGGGTGAGACTCCGACTTGGACGTATCCGTCGTTTTCACAGTCGACCGCGGTCGGGTCGTCGCCTGAGTTGACGGCGACTTGGGTGCCGACTTGGGAGAACCCTGTGGGGTTCACGAAGTTGGCGAGTGGTCTGGTCGTGATGCGGGGTTCTGCGACGGTTCAGGTGACGAGTAGCGCTGGGTTTGTGTTTCCGTCCGAGAAGTGGGTGAACACCTACGACACCAGCAACCTGTTCTACGACAAGAAGTTTCGACTGTTCCAGATTCCCGAGGGGTTCCGTCCGAAGTTGTTCTATTCGTCGGGCTGGTCGGGGTACGGGTGGTGGTTTATGCCTGCGGCCACGATGCACCCGTCCTCGGGGTCGGGGTCGTCGTTGCTTGTGACGCCGACGGTGTTGGCGATTTCGAATGCTTATGACGGATGGTGGATGTACGTGTTGTCCACGAACTGCGAGAAGGATGATCGGGTGTGGTTCGAGGGGATCACGTGGATGGCGGACTCGTAGGGGACGATCCCCCCTATCTAGAAGGTACCTATGGCTTACGACCTGAACCCCGACGAAGTTCAAGCGTTTGGCGCACGTCGCCGTGCCGCGTACCAGAACTATGGGACCCAGCAGGCATCGTTGGGCCTGTATCAGCAGAAGGCTGATACTGACTACGGATCAAACTTTGGTGATCTGACGCGCCAGTGGGATCGGATGCGAACCCGCATGCCTGGAACTTACATGAACCGCGGATTGTCTCGTAGCGGTATTTATGGGCAGGGCTTGAACGATTACCACCAGGGTCGCACATCGTCGTTTGGGCGCTTGGCGAACGACTATTACCACCAGAAGGCGCAGTACGGAATGCAGTCGATGAGCCAGGGCCAGCAGTTGTACAACACGATGGCGGACATTGATGAGCAGGAGCGGTTGCGGCGTGCGCAGATCGCTGCGCAGTTGACGGGAGCGTACTAGTGCCTCGTCGTACCGCAAAAAAGCCTCGCCCTGGCGAGCAGGGTTACGATCCCTATCTTGGCGTACCTGGCTACACGCCAACTCCCCCAGGGACGCCAAGCGTGTATTACGACTTGGGACAAGACCGACTTTTGAATTTGCAACGCATTCTGCACCCGTATCCGCCAAGCGTTTGGGAGCATTGGCTTGCAATGGACCCTGAAACTCGGGCCATCGTAGATCGCTATCGCGCATTCAAGGTTGCGGCTGAGGGCGGGATGTTGCAAGGTTACCCCGCTTCGACGCAAGCAGATCGTTCTTCGTATCAGGCTGGTCAGGAATTCGCTCAGGCGGGCAACGCGTTCACGAGGCAGCAGGCGCTTGCCGATGCGTTTAGCGGGTGGGGTACTGGCCCGAAACGGGCAATGCCTCGTCCGATGGGTCCCGTTGGCATGCAGCCGCAGGCTGCATTTCCTCCGCAAGTTGGCGTAAGCACGCGCGCGCCTGCTCGGGCATCAACGCCAGCGCAAATGCCATCGACCAATAGAACTTTGCCGCCGCCGTCGTTGCCGCGTCGTTCCGCCACTGGACCGATGGGTCCAGTGCGAGACAATGTGCCGCCTCTGTTGAGGCGACCCACTGGACCGATGGGTCCTGCTGGACCGATGGGTCCTGCTGGTCCAATGGGTCCTGCTGGTCCAATGGGTCGAACGGGCGCCTCATCTCGCGAGCGCCAGAATCAAATGCTTGCTGCCTGGTTTGATGCTGCTCGCCGTAACGACGAGGCTGCTGCGGCTGCTGCGCGTAACGGTGGCGGTGCTGGTGGTAGTGGCGGTAATGGTGGTGGTGCTGCGATGCCCGCTCCCGATCTTGCATCGTTTGACAGGATGGGACAACAGGCCCAGGACCGCGTCAACAGTGTTTATGCGGACGCCGCAGCGCGTTACAAGCAGTTGATGGATCAAAACGCGACTGCAAGCCGTCAGGTTCAGGATTCGTTGAATCGCGACATGATGAACCGTTACGCCGACATGTCTCGGACTGTGGCCTCGGGTAACGCCGATCTTGCGAGCCAAGGGTTCGCCCCCACGAGTGCAATGCAGAACGCTGGCAACTTGCAGTTGCAAGCATTGCAGAATGCTGCGCAGTCGCAGAACGCGTACGCATCAAACATGGGCACGTTGGCGAACACGATGGCCGCTGATCGTCTTGGGTCGATCGATCAGTCTCGTGCTGCGTTTATGTCGGGCATTGCTGGGCAGGTCGCGCAGTCGAAGGCCGATGCGCTTGCCAGCGCTACTGGCGGCGGCGGGGGCGG